AGGAGTGTCGAACACGCTTACGTTTACTACCACCCCGGCGAGGTTCGCTCACCTTTCGGGTAAGGCCACTTCAACGGTGGTTGCCCCGTTCACCCACATTTTCTCCCTGCTGAATGCGGGCAACGGGCAGCCGGTCACCCACACGAAGACCCATCACCAGGGCATCTCGGGCTCGTTCGGCGCCAGGCAGTATGCGTACTGGTGCAGCTCGGGCATCGACTTCACCATGAACGCCCAGCAGGCTTTCATGCACGACACCAAGGGCACCGGGTTCCTCGGTGTCGCTGCCGGGTCAGGCCCGGTTAACACGGTTAGCGCTTCTAAGCTTCAGCCGTCGTGGGAAGCCCTGGTTGGCATCGGCGGCCCCGCCTCTGGCGGGACACTGATCAGCTCCGTCATCGAGCCGAAGATCAACATTGCCCGGCAGATCAAGCCTTACTGGGCTCTTACCGGGTTCCAGCAGCCGGTCATCATCGCCCGTAACTCCCTGGCTATCACTGGCGGGCTTACTCACCTGGCCATTGATGAGTCCCCGATGCTGAACATGCTTAACAACGTTCAGCCGCAGCTTCAGATCGTCATTTCCAACGGGCTCACCGGGGCTAACCTGCTGGCCGCCACGTTCGACTTCCAGGTTGCCGCTTACGACACGGCCAAGATGAACGGCAACGACGAGATCGAGTACGAGATTTCGTTCAAGGCCATCGCTAACACCACCAACACCGGCCAGTCGGGCGGTTACTCACCCGGGAAGATCACTTTGCAGAACGCTGTACCCACGTACTAATCATAGTCACACGCTAACGAAGGGATCATCTGATGCGTGTTGAATTGCCCGATAGCCAGTGGGCTGAACTGAAGGAGCCGGGCGAGCTGCGCCGGGCCGACGAGAAAGCGGTCCTTAGGGTCAGCACCCTGACGATCGACCCGGAGAGTAAGACTGCTCTGATCGGTGGGGCTAACGATCAGGACATGGAAGACGCCATGCTGGCCCGTGTGGTCAAGCAGTGGTCGTTTGACTTCCCGCTGCCCTGTGCGGACCCGGACAGCATGGGCAAACTCTCGATCGAGCAGGCTCACGTCCTGGCCGCAGCGGTGAAGCCGCACCTGCAACTGATCACCGCCACTATCGACCCCACTAAAAGAAACTCGGACCCTACCGCAGGCTAAGCCTCCTTAAGACGTGGCTTAGCGGCGGCAAGCTCACTAAAGAGCAGAAGGCCGAGGTTCCCTGGGATGAACTTCGTTACGCGGCTTACGCACGCCGTTTCGGCTGGCATCCAGAGATCGTGGATCAGCTTCCACTGGTATTGGAGCCCTGGCTTCTCCCGATTGCGGACGCCCTCGACAACGATGACCGGCGACGTGAGAACGAAGCCGTAGAGCGTGAGAAGAAGAAGGCGGCTAAGGGATGACCACAGTTGATGACGGCGCCGCTAAGGCGGCGCTGGATGAGCTGTTGGTCCTAGTTCACGGCCAAATATCCGACGCTGCCACCGAAGTTGCCACTGAGATACAGGATCGCGTCCAGACGGTCCTGTTGAGCAGGGATCACCCACCCCACACTAAGACGCCCTCTTTCCCTGGAACGCCGCCAGCCGCCATCACAGGCGAGCTGGCGGCTTCTGTCGTTGTCACCCCTGATGGGCTGTCGGCTTTCGTTGGGCCTACTACTGCCTATGGGCGCATTCAGGAGCTGGGCGGGGACATGCACGGGCATCCGATGATGCACTGGCAGGAGGGGCCTGGTGTGTGGCATCACTCAAGGGCACACAGCCTGCCGGATCGTCCTTACCTTGGGCCTGTTGCTGACTTCATGGTTCTCAGCGGCGACGTGACAAGGATCTATGAGGATGCAGTTGCCAGAGCCATAGAGGATCTTTAATGGCAGGCTCATATCTTCCCCCGGTGGTCGTTGAGATCACGGGGAACATGGATGGCCTTGTTGCCACTGTTGCTAAGGCTAAGGCTGCCCTTGACTCCCTTAAGAACTCTGCCGGGGACATCAAGATTGGCACCGATGTCAACACGGCAAGCATCGCTAAGGCCGCTCTTGCCACGGACGCCCTGACCAGGGCCACCACCAGGGGCACGAACGCTGGTCGTGGGTGGACTCGCTGGATCGGTTTGGCTCACAACCTGCTGACCGTGTTCGGTGCCAACATTGTTGCCGATACCATCGGCATCATCGCTTTCGGTATCGGTGCGGTGGCGGCGTTCGGCCCTGTTATCACAGCCGTTGGGAACCTTGGGGCGACTTACGGTGAGCTTAACCCGTTGCAGAGGGTTGCCACGGTTCAGATAACTGATTTCATGCATAGTTTCCAGGCTGCTAACAACGCGGGTATTTTCGCCGTGTTCACCCAGCTTATGAACATGGTTGGGCAGGCCACCGGCAAAGCCGGTGGCATTATGGATCAGGCCACCATAGCGTTTGAGAACTTCGCTGCCATGCTCAAGCAGGCGTTCAGTTCGGCACCGTGGCAGGCAATGTTTGCCCGGTCGTCTGGTGTGATCCAGCAAGACCTGACGGCTTTGTTTGGGCTGCTAACAGCTCTCATTAATGTGATCCCGGCGTTGTTCCACGACTTCAACGGGCTTGGCCTGGCGGTGATTGGTGGGGCTACCGCCATCCTGCACCTGATTGCGATTATCGGCAACGGCAACGCTGCCCTGGTCCGGTTCGCCTCGATGACGTTCCTGGTGTACCGGGCGCTTAGGGCACTCGGGGCTTTCAACTCGGGCTCAGCGTTGCGGAACATGATAGCCGGAATGACCGGGGCCGTAAGGTCCGGTGGTGTTCTGGCTAACACGTTCCAGAGCATTAGCCGGTTCGGGTTCGGCACTACGGCCATGCTGCTTACTGGGCTTACCCCGGCGATGCTGGGGATTGTGGGTGTCGCTGGTGTTGTTACCGGCGCAATCCTTTACATGAACTTTGCCCTGAAGAACAACGGCATTGGCCTGCAAAACCAGATAAGCCTGATGGCCCAAGCGGACAATGCTTCCGGTAACAACATCACGGGCTATCAGAAACTGGCCCAGCAGCTTACGGCCCTTACCAACGGGACCGCTTCACTGTCCGCACAGGACAAGCAGGGTATTGCCGCTACCCGTGGGTACGCTCAGGCTAGCGGGCAGTTGACCCAGGCGCAGCAGGCCGCCGTGCAGATGGTTCATACCCTCAGCGGCAACCTTACTTACCTTGAGCAGAAGTACCACCTGACCCAGGCTCAGGCTTACCAGCTCGCTAAGGCCACCGGGACTGACCTTACCCAGGCGTTCAACAAGGGCGGCGGGGCCGCGCAGGCGACCCGAATGAAGATCGCGGCCTACGAGCAGACCGTTAAGGCTGCCCAGAATCCCACAAGCGCACTGGGGTATGACATGGGCCTGGCGGCCAACAAGGCTGTCGCTCTCAGCGACAGGGTGACCGCCCTTACTAACGCCTTTAACGCTTTGCTGACACCGTTCGCCAATGTCATCACTGACACGGTGACCTGGAATACCGGCAACAAGCAGCTTGAGGCCGCCGTTGACAAGTCTAAGGGCAAGGTCAACGACATGGGTACCGCCCTTCAGCAACTTTCGGCCGGTGCGCTTGCTAGTGCCATCAACAACACGGTTAACCTTTCCCAGGCCACCCTTCAGCAAACCGGGTCAATGGCTAAGGCTATTCAGCCGGTGCGAAATGAGATTGCCGTTCTTGAGGCTTTGCACTCCAAGAGTTCAGTCGTCGCTGCGGCCATCCGTAACCTTCAGGCGTACATAGACAGCCTGCACTCTAAGTCGATCACGCTCACCACTGTCTTTAATAGCGTTGGCACCCCCACGGGTGCTTACGGCGGGGGCGGAACGGGTCACGCAACGCCGCCCGGTGGTTATGCCTCTGGCACCACGGGTGCCCGGCCCGGGTGGGCTTGGGTTGGTGAGAAAGGCCCGGAGCTGGCTTACATGCGTGGCGGGGAGAAGGTTATCCCTCACCAGCAGTCTGTTGCCATTGCCCGTGGTTACGCCAATGGCACGGGTGGCACAGGGCAGGTCATTGAGAACGTCATCATGCTTGACAGCAAAGTCCTTTACAAGTCCCTTTCGCAGGTGACCGCTTACAAGAACTTCCAGAACAACGTCAGGACTCCCCACGGTAGCGCACAAGGCCGGATGGGCACTCGGTAGAAAGATAGTCACGAGCAAACATGGGCACTGAGATATTCACTAACGACGCCTCGACCACGGTTAGCACGGGTGGTACGACCGCGCCAGCGGGCGGCAC